GTTGCTAACTGCCGCAGGGATTGAAGCTGTAGGTGCTGGCTGTGGTACGACTGCCGGCGCTGGCGCTGCCACTTGCCCAGCAAGATAGGCAGTTGCCTTTGCAACATCATCTGCATTTTCAGTCGCATTCAGCAAAATCCAAGGCGCGCTCTTACCTGGCTTGGCAGTGCCTTGGCCGATGCGAGCGAGAACTTGCTTTCCGATGTTTGGCTTTAACGCATTACGAAGCGCAATGTTGAAGAAGAGAACTGATGTGTGCTCTTCATTAGTGTCAAGATCAACGATGTCGACCTCGATTGCCTCTGCAACGCCCAACTGGGTTGCAATTCCAGTTTTATATTCGAGAGGCTTGATGATGAGAAGATGCCCATTGAGATCGGCTGGCCTTACTGAACTGCTCTCCATAGAGGCAGGTGCTTCAAATGGTGTTGCCATGTTTTTTCCTTTGTTAGTTGGTGTTTGGACTGGATTCCTCAGAGTCATCCCCTGTGGAATTTTCTTTGTCACGCTTATTGATGTCGCTAATACTCTCGACGATCTTGATTGCGTGTTCCTGAAAGAGTGAACGGATATTTTTGCCACTGTCACTTTCGACAAGATTGAGTTCAAATGAGTCTGCTTTCAGAGCTTCGATGATGTTTTTCTTTGCTTCAAGAAAATCTTGTGTCACGATTTCCCTCCCTTCTCGATGATATGAATAATGATCAATGAAACAACTACTGCGAAGATGATTTCTGAAATCACTTCGAACCCCAGCCTGTTCCCTTGAAGACTACCCCAGGCGCAGAGTAGACCTTTTCCAAGGTAACTAGGCAATCGCCACACATAGGCGCTGGCGTGTCCTCATCGTAGCTTCGCCTCTGTTCGATGACGATGCCACAATTCGGGCATTTGTAGTCATAGCGTGGACTCACTGCAGCGCCCTCACCTCAAGGCTGACCCAGCGAACTTCATGTTCGAGAGCTGCGACTCTCTGTGAGTAGTAAGTGATGATATTTCTCAACACGAGTAAATTGAAAACATTCGCGATGAGAGATACAGCTAGGATAAACATTGTCACGATGCGTTGACCTCCCCTGGACAACCGATTGATAAGTCTTCGGATTTCGGCAGATAAAATGGGCAATAGACGCAATGCGATCCTGTGACAGCCGGGAAGAGTTGCCACTTTTCAGGATGGCCTTCAGGATCGAGTTCCCAAACAAGCTGCCGGATGCTCTCAAAACGCTTGATGGCATCAAGTGCGATTTGGCGGTTGTAATCCATCAGGTCAAGGTGCATCCCATCCAAACGCCCACCGAGAGGATAGTACGCAAGAGCCACCTTGTTGATTGTGTAGCCTTCTTGTTCAAGGCCAAGCCCATAAAGATTCACCTGAATAATTTGCTGAGGCGTCGCTCCACCTGATTTGCGACTCTTCAAGCTTGTGCTGCCCACACATTTATGGTCGATGATAATTCCATCTTCGATGTCGTAAAGGTCAAAAGTGCCAGCCAAATCATTGGTGATTTGCACACGATACTCAATGAGGAATCTCGGCTTCTCGCCTTGATTGAACTTCTCGAAGGCTTTGGCAAGCCAATCGTGAATTGCTGTGCCTTGAATAGCCATCCAAGAATCAGTTGATTTGTTCACCTGCTCCCAATCAAGAATCTTGTACGCCAGCTTTCTAGGGCATGGATCACCGACTTCAGAAACCCCAATGGCTTTCTGTTTGGATCGAGCCGAATTGGAGTTTCTGAATTCGATAACTTTCTTGATGTTTTCGGCGAGCGCTGAAGCTTCATCGCCGGGAGCTGTGAACATTAGTCGGCATCTCCAATCAAGGTGAATCGCTTGGATTTGCGAACTACTTCAACCAAATCCAATACCTGTGGAGGAAGAATCTCTCGGCATTTCTTAATGTCGACAGCTCTTGATTCAACTGTCACCCACTTAACTGCCGGAGCGCCATCAATGAGACCAACTTCGTGATCACCCATAGCGGATTTGATTTGCTCGGCGGCAAGGTCTGCTTTCTCTTGCCATTCTTTGATTTTATTTTTCGCCTCGATGTAGGCGGCGAGAAACGCGCTCGCCGCCTTATCGAGTTCGATGGTTTGCAGGTCTAACTCTGTCCCCATATCCCCTGTTTCCTTTCTTACCAGTAATTATGTTTTTGATGGAATGCCCATGCTTTACAGAAGGCGTTTCGGCCTCCGTAATGCCTTCCACCATAGGCTATGGCGGCGACAACTTGAGCGATTGGATCAGCGCTGTGCTTGAGTCCAAGATTGCGATAGGTGGATTCAAGTAGTTGACCAACGCCAAGAGCTGCTGTCTGCTTGTTCTTTGCATTTGGTCTCATATTCGATTCCTTCATCAGAATTTGCTTGAGGCAATTTCCTTGTTTTGGAGTCATCATTTCGTTAATGAAAAGGTCAATCTTTTCCTTATCCGACAAGATGACAGCTTGTTTGACTTCAATGACTCTCATCGTCGCCTGGGGGCGATTGAAAAAACCATTGTTCAGGATTCCCACCACTAGAGCCATGATGATTCCGATGATGAGTGTTTGCGAGACTTTTTGACTCATTGGATTCCTCTCTCTGCCGCATCCGAGCGATTGCTCGATCTAAGGATGCAGGTTTGATGTCGAGCTTTTGCGCTACTTCGAGTCTGTTTAGACCCAGCGCAAAGAGCTTTTGAATTTCCCTGTGTCTTAGGTTTTCGCCTTTCTTTTTTGTGATGAGTTTCTGCCTTTGGATTGGCGTTGTGCCTCCCCAAATGCCTTCGGTAATGTGGTTGTCCACCGCAAATTTCAAGCATTGCTTCTTGTGGGGACATTGTGCGCATAGACCCTGAAGAGTCTCAATGCGCTCTTTCAACTCGCGCTTGGATTCCGGGAAAAAATAATCCTTGTCCGAGATTGTTACGCAGAGTGCATAAGGAAAACTGGGAAGATGCGAAATGAATTTTTCAAGATTCAACTGCATCGCCATAACCAGCTTCTCTTAAAAGGTGAACGAGTGCTTGGAGATCAAGCACCGCCCACCAATCTTTTTGATTTGTCAGGCCGACTCCATTTGGCTTAATCACCAAAATGCCATAATCGGCTTTGGCGTTAGCCTTTTCAAGTCGGGTTTCATCCATCCACTGTGGAATTTTGTAAGTTTTGTGATTTTTGACTTCCATCACCAAGCCTGGAATGCCAGTGATGTCCCCAAGATCGACAGAGCCAGTCAGCGCTCGCCTCTCGGCGAAAGGAAAGCCAAAATTGCGTAAATACGCAACGAGCGCTGACTCAGCAATCGTTCCCTTTTGCTTGGCTCTGCTCATCGCTTTCCCGGTTATTTCCGACGGATAGGAAAGCTCTGAGTTAGGAGATACAACTGTTCACGCAGCTCTTCAGCTTCTCGATAGCCACGATCTATTTCCTTGTTGAGCATCTTAATCTCATCTTTGTAAGTGTACGAAGTGAGCATTATCCCAAGTGCAAGGAATAAAAGGCAATTTGCCAAAACAAGATGAAGAGCCATTATTTGTCCCCCCGATTGAAAGCGCGTTGGAACTTCTCATGCTGTTGCATCTCTTGATTAAGATATGAATCTTCACAATGACGCTCAATGCGGTCTAAGAGATACCAAACCCCCAAAACCGATGCAAGACCAACAATGATTGCTATTGTCATTGAACATCTGCCTTTATTTTATTATATGGATGATTTGGAGAATCCCAAGGAACACAAGTTTCACAAACCAAATTTTCGCCACCTAATAAATGTGTGAAATACATTGACCAATTATCAAGCGGAGTTTTGTGCTTCTTTGCGTTTGGCTTTGCTTCAATCGCGCATCGTAGATACATTCCTGCGTGATCATCACAAGTGACATCACCATTATCTGATACCCATAAACGCTGTGTTGTTGTTTCTGTAACTTTTGACATAATCCGTTTCCTTCCGGTTCGAGCCGCCCTTAGCGACTCTCTTGGTAAATAGGATACCCCCGACAAGTCAAATTGAATAGATTGGATTCATCTTCGGCGTGTCTCAAAATACGAAATGACCCCCACCTTTCGGCAAGGGTCATTTCTATGATGCCAGCGAGCGCTGATGGGCAGTAGCGCTACAAGCCAGCAAATGCTCGCTCTATGCCATCCTCAAGGGTGATTTGAGGCCTATAGAACGAACTCTGATGGTTTGGGTCGCCTACTCGGTAGAAAACGCCTGTAGGCTCGGCTGGAAGGTGTTTTAGGGTGGGTTTGTAGCCTGCTATTTGGCAGACGATGGAAGCAAGGTCATTGAAGCTGTGGCCGACTCCGCTACAGAGATTGCTAGTCTCGATGCCAGCCTTGCACCCGGCAAAGGTAGCCTCCACGATGTCATCGATGTGGATGAAGTCTCTGACCTGTTGGCCATCGCCCCAAATCTCAAAAGGATCAGCGCGACGCTTTGCTCGATCTATGAAACTAGGGAATGGGTAATCAAGAGCTTGGTCTGTGCCATAGCCTGAAAATGGTCGATAGACATGAACTGTCAATCCCCCCTTTCGGGCATAACTGGCAAGCATCTCTCCGGTCAGCTTCGCCCAACCATAGGTGAAGTCGGGAGTCATAATGTTGTTCAAATCAATATCTGATTCTTTTAGTGCATATTGAGCAATTTCAAAAGTCTGCAGCTTCTCAGGATAGGCAGCCGACGACGAGAAGTAAGTGATGCACCCTGGCTGAGTGCGCATCGCCCAGCCAAACATCTCGGCGTCAATCGATAGATCAACTGCAAGCGATAGCGGTGAGCCTTCAATCATTCGGCGACCACCGACGATTGCAGCAAGATGAATCACGCGGTCAAAGTGCTCATTGTTGGTGCGAAAGAAATCTCTTGCATCGATGCCGCCGTTGGCGATGTCAATAAGCGTTAGTCGAGCGCCTTCTTCAAGATAGCGTTTGACGAAGTAGCGCCCGACGAAGCCCTGGCTTCCTGTAATGAGAACTTTCATGCTTGATCTCGAAGCTCTTCCAAGAGATACCGATAAGCATCACTTTGAATATATTTCCAAAATTCAACTTCATCGGCAGAGTAAACATCTTTGGCGTTTACTGCTCGATAACCTTCATCCCATTCGGCTTTGCCAGCAATCGGATGCAGATGCTCAATGACGACATTCGGCAGGTATCGAAGAGCGCCCAAGTCGTTGCCAAGTTTCATCCAAAAGTTGTCAAGATATAGATGAATCATGTTAGGCGGCGTCATGCCACCAAGAACCTTGACGATATTGCCGCTCATGCCGACTGCAGTAGCAAGGTGCTCGCCCTGCAAGAGATCGTTGCCATAGACAAGGCCAGTCTCTAGCTCATCCAGGTGATTGATGAATTCCAAATCCCAATGCTCTGTGCGCGGTCTGTGGTCATCGCCTAGGAATGCAAAATGTCGATATTTATCTTTTAGATGATTGGAGACAAAATTCAGTGGTTTAGCCATTCCTTTGCCTCTGCGCTCGACCATAAAGATGTCAGCGTTGGTTGCAAGATAACTATCGAACATCACATCGTCATCATCGACAATGACAATCAAATCAGATTCAGTCTTTGTCTTCTCAAGGCTATCCATCAATTCGACGATGTTTTGTGGCCGATTTCGACTAGGCACAAGGATTGCAAGATTTCTCATTTTTTGTCCACGCATTCTGCAGCAATCGCGGCATAAGCTGCGAGATCGATGAGCGAATCATCCATCGGCTTATAGGCGGCTCTTGCTAATTTCTGCCCTGCCATGCAGAGAGCTGCTTGGTAGGGAGTCACTTCAATTCCGAGAATGACCGACCAAATTTTTGCAATTCGTGCGTGGTTTGCGACTGGCTCTCCATGAGCATCATTGCGATCTCCCATTGTCAGGATAGCCGCTTGTTTTAAGACTTCACCCCTGTCCATATTTTCCCCTTAGATTATTTTAGTTTTGTGCAAATTAAGATAACCGATGGCCGCTTGCAGGATTTGAACCTCTTCATCAGCCATGCCGATAATCGTGTTGCAGTGGTGGCATAGTAGACCACGAACTGCATTATCTTCGTGATCGTGGTCGATAGAAAAACGACGACCATAGGAAACAGAATCAACGCCGCAGATTGCGCACTTTCCTCCTTGTGAGACGAAAAGTGCGTCATAATCTGCGGCGCGAATAACCTTGCGTTTGATGTTGCGACATTCAGTGCATTCATTGCGTCGGCCATCTATGGTTCGGATATTCTTGGAAAATTCCGAGAAATCCTTAAATAGACCGCAAGTAATACATTGCTTTTGGTCGCCCATGAGTGAAGT